GTCGTCGGGAGAACTCCGACCAAGGTCGGCACGCGCCCGGCGCGTTTCCAGCGTATGGACCCCGATCTATGGGAGCCCTACGCAGAAGCGACCGGGGTGCCCCCACCCGGGGAGCGATGCCCGCTGGTCGTGCACGGCTCGTTCGAGGTGAACGTGCACGTGATCCGCGACATGTCGGAGCCCAGGGGCGCTGTGGGCACAATCCGCCAGTTGCGTCGCGCTGTGGAGGAGTCGGGTCACCGTCTGGAATGGCCTCGCCTCCAGCCCCCGCGCAAGGAGGACCTGAGGGCCACCCCCATTGTCGGCCGGGCCTACCCAGGCCGGCAGCACTCGCGCCTCCAGCGAACGAAGGCGCTGTGCTACCCGCACACGCTCGCCTTGGCTGAGCTGGCGTGGGACGCGTGGGCTGAGAAGCCCCGCCGACCGGTACCCCCGCAAGACGTCGGCGGAAGGGAGAAGCGCGTCTCACCACGCCAAGGGGAGCCTGTCATCGGCCGCCTGGTCTGCATGGGGGAGGCCTCCGGACATTTGGTCAAGTCCGCGTGGTCCCAGCCCATCACGCGGGCGCTGAAGGAGTCGTCGTCCGAGGTGTGGATCGGCCGCAAGATGGCGGGCCGAAACCTGGCGGCGCTGCACGCCGCCGCGGCCGCCGGGCCCCTCACGCTTGGGGCCGACTGGTCCGCCTACGGTCCTCGCCTCACCCGACGACTGACGGCGTTCGCGTGGGGGATGCTGCGCGCCTGCTACCCCAAGGGGGAGTGGATAGACAACCACTTCCTCACGATGGCGGCCTCGCACATCGAGAAGGTGCTGGCCCTGCCAAAGGGGTACATGCTGCGCGTGGACCAAGGCGGACCCGACGGTGACCCGTGGACCAGCCTGGTGGACTCCGTCACCAACTGGCTCGTGATCCGCACCACCAATCACGTGCTGTACGGTGACGCCGCGAGGGAGATAACCGTGTTCGTCAGCGGGGACGATAGCTTGCAATTCCTCCCGCTGTCGATTCCGGCCGTCCCCCCCGCCAAGTTCATCAGCACAGCGGCGCGCTTGTGGGGTGTCCGGGGGAAACCGCCCCAGACCCGGTACGCCCCCTTCGAGACGCAACCTGGCGTGGAGGGTGCTCACTTCCTCGGGCACCGCTTCTGGTTCGGGCGCCCCGAGTACCTACCCACCCGGGCTTTCGCGATGCTGGCGCAACCACCGAAGGGAGCCAGCAGCACCAAGCGCCTGTACGCGCGTGCCAACGCACTAGGCACGCTCCCAATACGCTGCCCCGACTACCGCGCGCAGATACGCCGGTTCATGCGGCTGGCGCTGCGGGAGGATCCGGACGGCGTGGAGCGCTACCTGTGCAGCTGGGACGCAGTCTGGGCGGAGACCTGGGCGCGGTACGACGCCACGGAGGACCCCTTCCCGGATGGCTGGTGGGACTACAAGCACCGGTACGTCCCGACCATGGCCCCGCGGCAACGTGAGCAGGCACGGGACGAGGTCCTCCAGGCCATCGCGAACCCAGTCACCCCCAGGCAGCGGGCGCTGTGGACCGTCTGGCGGAACGAGTGCGACCCTCTGCCAGAGCGGGTCCCCCCGGGCAGGCGGTGGCAGCTGCCTCCCCCGTACAGCGCTCGACGGGGCGCGGTCGAGTGCGAGGAGGCGGTCGAGGTGGAGTTCGACCCGGAGGAGGCTGCGGCGCTCGAGGAGGCGGGGCTAGCCATGCTGGGGGTTCGGCGGTAGAGCGC